GGGAGGCAGTTTCAGGGAATTTTGCTGAATTCTGCAATTTTGATGAACAGCAGAATTTTTTTGCAAAGTCCCTCCCGTCCTTCCCACGCCTCACTTTTATTCTGCTTATCTAAAAAATTGCAGAATCNGGCAGATTAGCAGAATTCCTTTTGGCTTCCTTGATGAACACTTTCAGAAAATCNGCCAGGGCCTGGGCCGGGGTGGTGCCNAGNCNGCGGCAGGCGGCCCGGAAATGTTCCATATCTCGGCGGTTGATGACGGGATGTCGCAGTATTTCGCAAATTTCCAGAGGGTCCAGGTTCAGCACGATGCAGACCTGGCGGAAGTGCCAGAGGCGCATGTAGTCCGCTCCTCTCTCAAAGGCGCCATAACGTCCACCGGAGAGACCAATGGCCCGGCCCACTGCGTCCAGGGTCAGGCCCTTTCCCCGTCTTATCTCCCGCAGGCGCCGTAAGTCCAGAATCTCTGCTGCACTAACAGGATGTGGGGTTCTCATTCCTTCACCGGCACGATTTGCAGGATGCTACCAGGAATGACCGCCACCCGGTCCCCCGCCTTGAGGCCGTGCAATTCAAGGAAATGCCTGGGTATGGCAACGAGATAAGACCCCCCCGAGAATAAAATCCTCCGGATTTGGGGCTTGGGCGGCATGTCACTGTTTTTGGCGTCTGTCAAAATTTTAACAACCCTCAAGATTCCCCGGAAAATCCTCAAGATTTCCTTAAAGATTCCTCAAGATTATCCCTTTGTCAAGTGATTGTCGTTCACTTGATTCCCAGAATTATTCCCCGTCAAATAATTGACAACAATGAAAAGAGTCAGACTGAGATTCAGTTTGACCCCGACACAGCGGGCTTACGCCTATTCCACGGCGGTGGTCAACCTCATTTACTCCAATACGGGGGAAGGGAAGACCTATGCTTCGGTGGTGTCCATGCTGATCCATGCCCAACGCTGCGGGCGACCCATACGCTGCGCCATCGTGCGGGACACCCATGAGAATATCAAAACCTCCACGGCCCGTTCCATCATGGAAATGTTTGAAGCCACTCCCTGGATTTACCGCTTCCGCAACGATTTCAAGCAACTGACCATATTCACCAACCCCCAGGTGGACGTGGACCTGTTCGGCATTGACGACCCCGCCAGCCTCTCCAAGCTCCAGGGTCCGGAATACGCCCTGATCTGGCTGGAAGAGCCTGCCCCCATGACCGACAAGGCCAATGCCGGCCTCTCTGAGGAGGTATTCAACGCCGCCCTGGTGCGGGCCACCAGGCAGAAGAATACCCTGGCCCGCCTGCAAATTTCCATGAATCCCGCAGACCAGGACCATTGGACCTTCAAACGGCTCATCGAGCCGGAATTCATCGACCCGGATGAGCCGGAGATCACCAAAGCCATCTTTCGCATCGAACCCGGGGAAAATTTCCACGTCAACCCCATCTCCCGGGCGGCGGTGCGGGCCGCCTACAGAGACGACCANGCCTCCTTTATGCGCTATGCCCTGGGACAGTTCGCCCCCGTCTACCGGGGCAAGAAAGTGACGCCGGAATTCAACCCGGCCCTGCACGTGGCCGCGGAACCCCTGGAGCCGGCTCCCGGCTTGGTGTCTTTCCGGGTCTGGGACTCCTGGCACAACCCCTGTTGTCTGATAGGCCAGATCACTACCATCGGCCGCCTAATTTTCATCGACGAAATCAAGCTGGAAAACGCCGATATCCGCACCCTCATCGAGGCCCACGTCAAACCCCTGATGAACAGCCCCAGGTGGAAAGGCAAAATCAGGGCCTGGCGGGATATCGGCGATTTCACCATGAAAGTGCCGGACCAGAGCAACAAGCAGGAATCCGCCGCCCGGGTGGTGGAGGACGCCTTCGGCACNATCTTCGAACACGGCCCGATCAAGTGGGAGATCATGAAAAACGGCATGAAGAAGGCCCTCAACATGAATATCGAGGGCCTCCCGGCCGTCCTGGTGAACCCCTCCTGCCGACAATTGATCAAGTCCTTGTCCGGGGCTTGGCACTACAAGACCGATAACTCCGGCAACATCATCAGCAATATCCCGGAAAAAGATGAGGCCAGCCATGTGGGGGATTGCTTTGCCAACGGCGTTTCGGTCCTCCTGCCGGGCTTCGACTACAAAAAGAACGTCATGACCTACCGGCGCATTGCCCAACAGAACCGGCGCCGGGTCCAGACCTATGCCATTGGAGGTGCGCGGTAAATGCCCGAGCTTGAAACCGGCGGTTTCAAAGGCTGGTGGGAGGTCAAACAATACCTCGGCAAAGACAAAAACGGGGTGAAGCAAGGGAAAGAGGTGTTCCGCAACATGGTCACCGGCGAAATCCACGACCCCGGCGAAAAAGGCTGGGACGGAGAACCGCCCTATCCTACGGGCGACTTGGCCAACTGCCGCCATGTTTCCGAGGCTTACCGGCGCAACTATGACCTCATCGTCTGGGACCGGGAGAGGGCTCCCGAAGAGGACACCAGGCGGGAATACGACGTGGACCTGGCCGTCTGTCAGGCCTGCGGCCATGAGTTCGCCGCAGTCTATGACGTGTATGACCATGCCCTGGGTGAACAAGGCATGTGCCCTAAATGCGGTCAGATAGCCGCAGACCTGAAGGAGGTCAAACCATGAACCGGAAGAAAAAAGGCGGCCGTAAGGGCTGCGGGAAGTGAATTATGCCGGCCAAATCGAAAGCGCAACAGCGGATTATGGGAATGGCCCATGCCATACAAACCGGCGAGATGTCAGCCTCTAAATCGCCGGCCGCGGCCAAAATCGCCCGCACCATGAAGCCTGGTGATGTGGAGGAATTCGCTTCCACGAAGCTCAAAGGACTACCCGAAAAGAAAACTTCTGGACCGAAGCGTCCGAAGCGTCCGAAGCGTCCGAAACCCGTGAAACCTCCGGGAACGCCCATGGCAGAGCCTGCCCCTAACCCCAATCTTGGCCCGCCGCTGCCACCTCCGGCANCTCCCCCACCGGAAGNGCCTCCNCCCGAGCCGGGTAGCGGCGCCAAGCCCATGACGCTTAAGATGCCCGCCGGAGCCCGGCCGCCCAAGCCCCCGGCGACTCCCAAAAGGACGATGGGCGGAATCCTTAGTGACNTGAAGCGTTCCAGGCGAGCGAGGTAAGCATGGCCTTTGCCGACAACCCCCAAGAGGCGGTCCGGCTCCGGGTCCTCCAGATTGAAAAGGAGGGTGCCGGCCCCCCTGCAATGGACGAGAAAGAANTGCGGGAGCGGGAAGAAGCCGCCCAAGCCTANGCCGGGGAGAACGAACAGCATTTTGTGGATTACTGCCANGACTGNATCGANACCTCGGTGCAGGCCATGCAAAAGGTGCGGGAAGAGCAGAATGAGTGCTGGAAGGTCTTCAANGAAGACCCGCCCCCCAATTATGCCAAGAAGGAGGACTGGCAGTCCAAGGTGATCATCCCCAAGCCCTTCGGGGCTGTCCAGTTCGCCATGGCCATCGTGCGCAAGGCCTTCGATGTTCAGTTTCTGAGCATCGAGAATGAGAAAGATCAGGAAGCTGCGGAATTCTGGACCAAACTGATGGGGCTGATGCTCAGCCGCAACTACGCCAACTTCCCTATTCAGTTCACCGACGCCTGCGGCATGGGCTTCGCAGTGGGTCAGAGCCTGGAGATGATCCCGGTGTGGCGCACCGGCAAGGGGTTGCGCTACATCATGGTGGAACCCTGGAAGATTCACCGGGACCCGGATGCCATCTCCCGGCAACCGCAATCCGGGATGTATTGGATACACCAGGAATACCTGGACTACTGGCTGCTCCGGAAGTGGATGAAGGACGGCCGCTACGTGAACGTGCCGGCCATCGCCCCGGGTGCGCCCGGGAGTGACCCGAAGTTTGATCCCCACATGACCCGGGAAGCCATCGCCGCCCGCAAAGGACATATCATCCACCGCTCCAGGTATAGGACCTTGATACTGACCTCGGAATTCTGGGGCACCGTCCTGGACAGCCGGGGCGAACTGCTGCTTCCCAAAGCCTCTTACAGCGTGGCTGCCGGGCGGGTTATCCGGCTTCCCAAAGCCAGCCCCTATCCTACCCTGCGGTGGCCGGGAAGCGGCTTCTCGCCACTTCCCCATCTTCTGCGGTTTGACGGCCGCGGACTGCTCCATGGTATCAAGAGCCTGTGGTATTTCATGTGCTCCCTGCTGTGCCTCCATAACGACAACCTCAATTGGGTGGTTAATCCGCCCACCGAGATTGACATCTCCTCCCTGGTGGACCCTGACGACATTGACGACTACCCGGGCAAGAAATACCTCACCCGGGGCACGGTCAGCGGCCAACAGGCCATCCGCACAGTCGAGCGCAGAAGCATCACCAATGAAATCCTGGCGAACGAAAACTTCGCCCAACAGCGCTTTGAGGAAGGCACCTTTATAACCAGCTTGGTGCGGGGCCTGCCCGGCTACCGGGCGGAAGTCACCGCCCGGGAGTCGGCCCAGAGCCTGGAGCAGAACCTCACCGTCTTTGGCCTTATCGGCAAAAACCTGGAGCACGGGGCCCTGGACGCCATCTTGGCCGGGGCCGAAACCGTGGCCATCAACATCACCTATGATGAAATGGCCACCCTCATGGGGCAGGAATGGGCCGACCGCTATGCCGATCCCTCCTCCCCCACCGGTCTGAAGCTGCCACAATTGACCACCGGCAATTTCTCCGTATCCGGCATCTCGGCACTCATGCGGGATTGGGAGATTATCCGCAATATCCGGGAAACGATCCTGCCCCTCTTTGCTGAAGGACAAATATTCCTGCCCTATTTGAAGCCCTACGCCCTGCTTAANTCATTGGAAAAACGCCTGAACCTTAAGGATGAGGGAATCGTCGTAGACCAACAGACGGCTGACGCCATTGACGGGGCCCAGCAATTTCAACAAGAACAGGCAATCCAGGTGCAGGCCCTCCAGGATGCGGCTTCCGGCCAGGAGGCCGCGGGCTTCCTGATGCAGCCCCAAACCAATGAACAGATTGCTATGCCGCCCGCAAGTCTGGGGGCTGGAACGGAAGAGGGTATGGCATGACCGACATCTTAAGCAGTCAAGGCGTGGATATTGACATCGTGAGCGGGCGCCCCCTGACGCACTCGTCCCGGCCAAAGACCGAAAGCGCCCAGGATAAATACCATGAGGCGATTCAGAACAGCATGGCGCTGAGAGCGGAACTCCAAAAGAGTCCCGCACTGAACATACTGACGAAGCTCTATGTCAATATTTTGACGGACCTGGCCAAGCAGGACGTCCGCTGCCAGACCATTGAAGCCATCGCCCGGGAAATGGGATTCGAGGTGGACCTGGCCCCAAAGATTGCTGAGGAGAGGATGAAGCAGCTTATGGGGCCATCCCTGGCCAGAGAATATCTGCAAGCAAAACATGCCGCCCCATAAGGGATACCGGCAAGGACATAAAAACTATGCCCCACCCGGCCCGCCAGGACACCCGGGGGAGAGGAGCAGTGTATGAGTGAAGGCGCAGAAGCAACATCGGTAAAGGCGGTTGAAACCATCGGTCCGGATAATNCCGACTCCTTGGGNGCCGTCATNGACCGCATCCAGGGAAACAGGGTTTTCTCCGGTCATCCTGCGGACACCGAGGGCGATCCTGAAACGCAGGATGAGGAGGAGGGCAAACAGACCCCTCCGGAGCCTCCGTCGGCACCAGAAAAACCCGACGCGAAGCCCCCCGAGAAAGAGCCCCCGAAAGAAGCGGGAGACGGCCAGGCGGAGGATTGGGGCTTCACCCCCAAATACAAAAGCCACCGGGAGGCCGAGATCGGCTATCAAGAAGCCGAGCGGAAGATGCACGAGGCCACTCAGGCCGCCGCCGCCGCCAAGGCAGAAGCAGAAAAACTGCGCCAAGAACTGGAAGAGGTTAAGTCCGGCAAGGCCCTACCCTCAAAAGAGGAAACTCAGGAGCCTAAGACCAATGAACAACTCGTGGCTGCCTATGAATCAGCCCTGACCGAAATCAGTGAGCTTGACCCCTATGACCCGAATTACCACAAGCTGGCCGCCCAAGCCTGGGCCAAAACCGGGCTGGACAAGCTCCTGCTGCAATCCGCTCTCAGCGAGATTGACCGGCGCCTGGAAGAACGCCTCCGGGGGGCGTCAGGGCAAGATGCCCAGCCCCCGCTGGCTGCCGGCACACCACCCGCTACCCCAGCACCACCGGGAGATGATCAACAGCGGGTAGTGGCCATGGCTGAGGACTTGGCGCGTCAGGCGGGTCTGGATATGACGCCCGGCTCTCTTGACCACCGGCTCTTCTGGAGCAACCTGAACTTCCTGCCGGAGGGCCTTTCCTTCCAGGATGAGGTCAGGTGGATGGTCCAGGAGACCAATCGCCTGAGACCGAAAGCCAGCCCGGCCCGGCCGGCCCCGGAAAGCATTCACCGGGAACACGCGGTCATGGAACGGGGCAGTGATGCCAGCACAAGAGTATCCGGCAACGAAAAACCTGCAACCATCGGGGCCCTCCTCGACCAGCAGATGCAAAGGAGGGTCATCTGAGGAGGACTAAATTATGGCAACTCCCATGAACTGGACATTTGATGCTGATGTAGGCGTTTACAAGAACCGCTATCTCAGCAACAAACTNCTGGAGCAATCCCTGGGGAAGTGCAAGGTTATGCCCTTCACCCATGACTTNGGCATCGGGTTTGGAAAAAACAAAGGCGAATACGTCAACCTGATGCACGTCAAGGAACTACCCGACCCCACCAGCGCCCAACTGGAAGAGTCCAACCGGAT